CGCTTTTCTTCTTGACGGTGGAAAAAGGCACAGGGATCACGGCGTTCGTCGCCACGCCGGCCTTCTTCGAGAACTTCACACGTGGCGTCAAGGCGTGCAGACGGGAACTCGATCGGGCGTTCGAAGTGTCAGGGGTGCAACGCATGTACGCGTGTACGCTGGCCCCGCCGACCGACCAGACCTTGCGCTGGTTCGCACTTCTCGGTTTCGGCAACGTCAAGGCCGTCGACGGGTACATTTTGTTTGAACGTAAAGCCAAACAGTGCTAAATAGACGACAGCGCTGAAGTCTGAGGCCATCGCGCAGCCGTTCGCTGTACGCGAGGGTTGTATGTGCTTCGGTAACAATTCCGCAAAAAAAGAAGCAGAACGCGCGCGCCTCGCAACCGAAAAGCGTGAAGCAGAGCGTCGCGCCGCGGTTCTCGCCGGCCGCGCCGAGATTGACGGTGCGTTTTCCCAATTTAACGACGCGTACTACGGCGACCTGGTCGACACGTTTCAGAGCGCGCAAGGTGCTGATCTGGAATCGCAGTACGCAGACGCCGCGGCCAAGATCGCGGCGCACTTCGCCGGTCGGGGCCTTAGCCAGTCGTCTGTCGCCAACGACAAGAGCGCCGAACTCGCGAAGACCTACGGCGACGAACAGGCCGCCATCGCCAACAGGGCGGCTGACGCCGCGAACGCGCAGCGCGCCAATATCGAGCGCAGCAAGAGCGGTCTTTACGATCTCAATTCATCCGTGGCCAATCCACAGGAAGTCGCTGCGCGCGCCACGGCGACGCTCTCCGCCATACAGGCGCCGCAGACCGTTTCGCCTCTCGCCCAGGTGTTCGCCGCCGCGCTCGCCCCGCTTTCGACGTATCAGCAGGCGGCGAACAATTCGCCGGGCGCTCCCTACGCCTCGAAGTACGGCAAGTCTTCTGGAAAGGTGATTGACTGACATGTGTCTTCAACTGATCCTTCCCATGCTCCTGACGGCCGCCGGCAAGGCGATCGACATGCGCGAACAGGACAGGGCCGCCGCGGGCGAGGTCCGCGCACGTAACGAGATGCTCAATCGGCACAATGCTGAGCAAGACGCACTCGCGGCATCGAGCCGGGAATCGCTCGGCGCGCTGTTGACACAGATCAACCCGCCGCAGTCCGCGCTCGCGACCGCGCAGGCCCGTCGGAACGACGTAGCGCAGAGTGCGATCACCGAACGCACACCGGGTGATATCCTGGCGGCGTCGAACGCGCCGAAAGTGGTGCAGGCTGACGCTGCGAAACAGATGCGCGAAGCGATGGCGTCGAGCCGCGAAAAGGCCGCGCAGAACGCCAAGATGGCGGGTTTTGGCGACCAGGTGTTTGAGCAGCAACTCAACACGAACACGGCAGGCAATTCGATCAACCTCAACAACGGCTTCTCGAATGTCAGCGCCGCGTTGCTGCCGCAGTACCAGCAGCTCTACGCGCTCGAAAAGTACAAGCAGCCCTCGGGCATCGGTTCTTTGCTGATGTCGCTCGGCAACGCCGCAGGCACGGTGTCGGGCGGCGGTGGGTTCGGCGGCGGTGCGCCGGGTGGCGGCGACCCTTGGGCCGGGTTGCGTAACGCCCCAAAGGGGATGTGACATGCCGGTAATCGTCAACCCCTACAAATCAGCGGGAAACCCGCTCGGCGATGCGATCGAGCGCGCCGCGAAGTCGATGTACGGCGACACGCTGACGCCCGCGCTCAAGCGAGAGCAGTTGTACGGCGCGCAGCGGGAGAACGTCGAGACTGACGCGCTCATGAACGCCGTCGCCGCTAACGGCGATCTGGATTGGAGCGTCATCGCGCCAGCTATCGTTGGGTCCGGCTACAATCCGGGCCAGTTCAACGATCTTATGCTTGGCCGGGCGGCCAACGTTTACGGCGCGCGCGACCAGCGCACACAGAACGCGCAGATTGGCGCCGGCAAGCCTTTCGCTGCGACCGCCGAGGCGTTCGACATCGGCGACGCGACGGACCGCCGCGGGCAGGACATTGCAAGTTCCGACAGGCGATACGGCATCGACGTCGACGATTCGCGGCTGCGCGAACAGTTCAACCAGAAGCCGATCGAAGCATCCATCGGCGGCCAGTCCGTCTTCGTGCCGCAGGGCGGCGCGTTCGACGAGGGTGTGTCGCCTTTGCTGTCGAGCGGCGAGCAATCACCCGCGATCAAGTTCAATTCGTTCTACGACCTCTATAACAGCCAGAACTCGGCGGACCCGAACAACCCGACGCCCGAAGAAGCCAGCGCGGCCAAGAATTACGCTATGGCGCAAGTGTCCAAGAGCGCCGGGCGCAGGATCACTGTCGGTGAAGACGGCACTGTCAGCATCGAGGAAGGTGGGATCGGAACGCCCACGAACAACGTACGGTCGGGTCTGCAAAAACAGGCGATCGAGACGGCGCAGTTCTCGCGACTGGCCGATCTTGCCGACAAGTACCTGACGGACCCAGGTAACGCCAATCTGTTCGGTGTGGTCGGGCAGGCGCGGCAATACGCGCAGGGTGCTGTAGAAGCAGGCAACACGCTCGCGTCGTCGCTCGGTTACAACAACCCGGAAGAGATGACGCAGAGCCTGCGCGGCGAAGCGTACAAATCCGGTGTCGCCAATCTGCTCCCTGAACTGTACGACCCGAACCTCGACGCCGTCGACGCGGTGTGGGGTATGCTTGTCTACAAAGGCGCGGCGGCGATGGCCGGGCAGGAAGGTCGTTCGATCTCCGACAAGGACGTTGCATTCTTCCGGCAAGTGTTCGGCGACCCCAAGAGCTTCTTTGCGTCGCAGAAGTCCATGAAGGCCAAACTCGACATCGCGCGCCAGATCACGGGCGGCAATCAGGACGTCGTACGCGGCGCGCTGAACGGCGGCGCGTTGGGTGGTGGCGACACGATCAACGGCGCGCCCGTGCAAGGCGACACGCAGCAGGCAGGCCCCGGTCTCACCGCCGAAACGGCGATCGAGATCACGAGCGAAGCTGAAGCCGACAAACTGCCGCCTGGCACTTGGGTACGAATGAATGGCAAAGTCGGGAAGGTGCGCTGATGCCTGTCGACTGGCTCGAAGAAACACCGAAACGGCGCGGTATTGACTGGGTGGAAAGCGACGCGCAGGTCGAAGACGCCGCGCCCGCGCGCACGAACGCCGAGCGCGTGCAGATGGGACTCGTCAGTATGGGCAAGGGCCTTGCGGACGTGGCCGGATCCCCCGTCGACATCGCAAACCTGCTCAGTTCAGGGTTCAATTTCGTCGGCAACAAGGTCGGAGAAATGATGGCGCCGATGGTGGACGGCACGTACGAGCCGCAGGTTACCAGAGCGTTCCCCGGCGGCTCGGAAGACATTCAATCCGTGGCCAGTTCGATCGCACAGGGTGCAGGATACGACCCGATCACCGACGACGAGATGACGTGGAAGGAACGTATTCTCGACGACATCGTGCGGTTCGGAACGGGCGGTCTGGTGTCGGGCGCGGGCATGTCAGCCGCGGCACGCAACGTACCGCGCACCATGGGTTCCTATGCACCGAAGTTCGTCGAGAACCTGACACGTCCTTACACCGGCAACTCGGCCAGGGTCATCGCAGGCGACGTCGCGGGCGGTATTGGCGCAGGCGCGGGCGTCGGCACGTACGAAGAAGTCGTGCCTGAAGAACAGCAGGGGCCGATCGGCGCCCTGCTTTCGGCGCTCGCCGGCGGCGGGAGCGGCGTCGCGCTGAAGTCCATACTCGAAGGCGCGACGACAGGCTCTGGCCGGATGGTGAAAGACGCCATCACGGGAACCGACGAGACGGCCATCCCCCGCGATCCGTTGACGGGCGACGTCGTGCGCCGCAACGAAACGGTGCAGGCCGCGCGCCGCATGCAGGAACTGGCGTCGAACCCGGCCACCGCGGCGGCCAATCTGCGCGACGCAACGGCTGAACTCGACCAGTTCGCATCGCGCGGGGAGCAGCCTACATCGGGTCTCTTGTCCGATGATGTTGGCCTGACGATCCTCGACAACACGCAACGGGCTCGTGAGCCTCGCGCGTTCATCGAGCGCGACCGGGCCGTCAACACACGCGCCGCCAACATGCTCCACGAAGCAGCACCCGCGGGCGCGGACGGTCGCGATTTCACGGATTTCGTCGACAACACGGTCCAGCGCAGGCTCGCCGACATTGACAACACGCTGAGCACGGAACAGCAGGCACTTAAACGCGCCCGGCCAGAAAACCCGGTCTCCCGATACGCGGGCGGCGGGGCTGACGCCAGCAGGCGGATCGACACGCGATTCCGTGATACGCTCGGACAGGAACGCGCGCAGAAGAACCAACTCTACAACGACCCCGAATTGACGGCGTCTGCGGTCGACCCGCGGCCGATCTACGACGCGGCGATCGAACTGGAACGCTCGCTCGGCGTCACAGGCGACCGGGCGAGCCTGCCAAACAACATCATAGCGAACATCCGCAGGCTCGAAGACATAGACCCGGAGACCGGCGAAGTTGTCGGGCTCAAGGATATGACGTATGGTGACGTGCAGGACCTCCGGGCGCAGGTGTCGCAGGCAATGTCCGAAGCGACAAGCGCGTCGGGTCGCGGCGCGTCCGGTTCAGGCCCGCGTGTGCAGAACCTTCAGCGACTGCGCAATGTACTCGATGGCTATATCGAGGAATTGGCCGGCGGCGAAGGCGGTCCTTCCGACAAGGCGCGTGCCGCACTTTCAAACTACAAGGACAACTACGCGCCACGTTTCAAGAGCGGGCAGGCCGGTGCTCTGGCGCGCGACATCGCGTCCGACCAGACCGGCGTCCGTACGCGCCCCGAGGACACGGCGTCGCGGTTCCTCGGCCGGAACAAAGGCGACGACGTCGAGAGCCTGCGCCGCGCAGTACCTGGCGCCGAGACCGAAGCCGACATGCGCGCTTTCGTGATGAGCAAACTCGCCGACACCAACATCTTCGACGAAAAAACCGGATCGTTGCGGCCCGACACGCTGCGCCGCTTCGTCAACGATAACCGCGAAGTGCTGAAGCGCGTGCCCGGTCTCTCGCAGGAGATGAACGACTTGCTGGCCAAGGCCCGGGATGGCCAACGCCTCACGGGCGAGCTGGCCAACCAGATGCGCGCCGCGAAGACCAAAGCTGACACCGCTCGCCGCGAGGTGACGTCCGGACCGATGGGCATCGCCAGCCGCAAGAGCCCGTCGAACGCGGTCGCCGCCGTGTTCACTTCGGGCGATCCCGAGCGGAACATGGCTGCGCTCGTCGCCGAAACGGCGCAGGACGAAGGCGCGCGACAGGGTCTGAAAGCGGCGATCATCGATTACCTTGCGGAAGCCGACACGACGACCGCGCTGGAAAAGACAACGGACGGCTCGCGGCCGGTGTCTTTCGCCAAACTCGAAAACACGTTCAACAAGCACGCGGACACGCTTTCGGCAGTGTACAGCCCGGAAGAAATGAACGCGCTTCGCCGACTGCACACGTTGCTGCGCCCACAGAACAACCGGGCGCTGCGCGGTACGGTCGGTTCCAACACCAACGAATCGATGCAGCAGATCGCCAGGCTCACGGAAGGTGGCCTGAAGGCGTACTTCGGCGTCCTGAAGGGCGGCGGCATCATGCGTTCGATCCGGTTGTTCGCGGAATCGCTGCCGAATAATCAGAAGAACGTCGACCGTCTCTTGCAGCGCGCCATGCTCGACCCGGACGTCGCCATTCACTTGCTTGAGCGTCCGCTCGCAGACGTCGGCACGCCGGAGTGGAACAGCAAACTCAACCGATTGCTCGGCTATGCAGCCGCCGGGCGGGAGATCAGCGACGATGAGTAAGGGAAGCGTTCTGACGTTCTACGGCATTGGCGGCTCGCTGTTCAGCGACGGGATGGCCGATCTGGCGGAGTACGCAGAGTCCCAAGGGTGGGAAGCCAGGGTTTTCCGCAATTACGGTCCGGACGCCCTGAAGTTCGCTCTCTCGGGCGACGGGCCTGTTGTCGTGGCGGGCCACTCGCAAGGCACCTCCGACATCAACAACTTCGCGGAGGACTTCAAGGCGCCGATCGCTGGCGCGCTCTACGTCGACAGTTGGTTTCCCTTCGACGCAGCGAAGAACGTCAAGCGTGCTATCAGCGTGCGCGCGACGCAGGGAGGCCGATTCCACGTCACGGGATCGAACGTGGTCAGCAGCGTGGATTTGCCAGAGACGCACACGACCGTCGACAACGCCGCGGAGTTGCAAGCCATCTGGAAAAAACTTCTGGACGATCTGTCGTCAAAATCGTATAACGTCGTGAAAGCGGAGACGACAAACGTGACGAAGCCGTTCTACATCGGCGAAGGGCGCCAGATCAGCGAGGATGAAATCGCGCAGATCGCTGGCGAGCACGGAATCCCGGCGTATCTCGCGTTGGCCGCAACGTCCGTCGAATCAGCAGACCTTCAGGGCAGTTGGAGCAGCGGCGCGCTGGTCGCGCTGTACGAAGATCACGTCGCCTGGCGCAACACCGAAGGCGCGACGCGCCAGCGCCTCGCCGAGGCCAAACTGGCGGCGCCGAATTGGCGCGATCTGCCTTACCCGAAAAGCCCGTACCCGGCGATCGACAAATGCGCTGAAATCGCGGGTGCCGAAGTCGCCGCGAAGGCCACGTCGTGGGGTCTCTACCAGATCCTTGGCGAGAACGCGGTGGCCCTCGGCTACAAGTCCGCTGTCGACATGGTCGAAACGTTTGCGGCGTCCGAACGCGCGCAGGTAGAGGGCTGGTTACGCTTTCTCGACGCCAACAACCTGAAGCGGCCGCTCATGGACGGTGACTTCAAGACCTACGCCCGCGGCTACAACGGGCCGAAGTTCGCCGAGAACCGATACGACACCAAACTCGCTGAGCGCGCGGCGCACTACGCGTCCAAACTCGGGACAGGGATCGTTCGCGTCGACAAGTCGTCGACCGACGTCGTTCCGTCCGGTGGCGCAGTCCCCGCGGACCTCGGGTCGCTGTCCGATGACCAGCTTTTCGAAATACTGCAACGCGTCGGCGAGTTGCAAGAGGCCGCCCTGGCCGAACTGAAATCACGCACCGCAGCACACAGCGTGCGTCTGGAAGCGACGCCGATTGTCCAAACAACGAAGGAAGGATTCGAAATGTCCAAGATCAGCAAATTGCTCGGTGGCCTCGCGGGTCTGTTTGTCGGGAACCTCGTGGCCAAGGGCGTACTGCCGCCGGAAGCAGGCGAGATCGTCAACAAGGTGACCGTCGGTGGTCTGACGCCCGATCTGATCATTTCGATAATCACGACCGGCCTCGGCATCTACTTCGCGCCGAAGAACAAGGACTGAGTTCGCTGTCGCTTTAATCTGAAAAGGGCGGGGCGCTGGCGACAGAAGGGCCTCGTCAACCAAACAAAAACGAAAGGGCATTGACATGTTGAACAGGTTGATACTTGCGATTAACACCATTATATTCAGCACAACCCTTTTATTGCTTTTCGCTGTCTTCATGTTTCAAGCTGGCGCTGTATCTGCGCAGCAGAAGGATCAGACCCGCGCAGAAGCGTGCCGGACTATCGCTCAAGAACTCGCCTACATCGACGAGCAGACCAAGAAACACGGACTGCAAGGCGAAGTCCGTCATGTAGTTCATGACGACGATCCAAAGTACGAGATCTTGTACATTGTCCCTGTGGACAAGCCTGATCGGAAAAGAGCGTTTCTGGTCCTGTTCTACGACGGGTGTCGGCAGATAAATCCGATCACTGGTTCTCCCTGGGCGACGTTAATCTACGAAAACAACGAGCGCGCCAAATACTACCTCGACAAATCGAAGGTGATCTGGTCCAACACTATACCCGTTTACAAGGCGGATTACTTCTGATGGTGGACAACGATCTTCACCGCGCGCTTGGCCGTATCGAGGGTAAACTCGACGGGATCGCCGCCGACACTGCCCGTTCGCACGTCGAGCGGCAGACCATGCGCGACGACATCGACGACCTCAAGAAGCAGTCGAACCGGTACGCTGGCGGGTTTGCGGTCGCGGTCCTGTTGCTCACCTTCAAGGACTTCATCGGTAAAGCTTTGGGTTTCACCAGTTGAGAACATACGACGACACCAAGAAAGCCGCGATCCTTGCGTCCGCGGAGCGAAACCGCCGTCTCGACGGCACTGTGGTCTACATGGCCGTAGCGCGCGAAACGGGGTGTGACCGGAACACAATCAGGCGCTTCCTGTCGACGGCAGTGCTGCCAGAAGTGAAAGCGACCGCGCCGCAGACGGTCATCGAGCTCGACCGGCTCAAGGCCGAGAACGCGAAGTTGCGCAAGGAACTGGCCGACGCACGCACCGACGCATTCGAACTGGATGCCATCCACACCCTCATCGGGAGGATGGCCGACGCGCCGAAGAACCCGCAAAAATGGCGGCTGAAGGCGCCGAACGTCGGCAAGAACCTGCCGGAAGTGCCGGCAACGATATGGTCCGACTGGCACTACGACGAGGTTGTATCGTTGGAAGAAACGGGCGGCGTCAACCAGTACAACACCGAGATCGCCGAGGAACGAATCAATCGGCTGATCGAACGGACGATCGACATTTGCCGCCACCACGGCCCGAAGAACATTCCGGGCATCGTGATCAACCTGCTCGGCGACAACATCTCGGGCGGGCTGCACCCCGAGCTTCTGCGCACCGACGAGTTCGGCAGGATCCCGGCGTCGATTCGCGTGCACGACATCATGGCGGGCGCACTTACCCGGATGGCCGATGAGTTCGGCAACGTCTACGTCCCGTGCGCGTCGGGCAACCACGGACGCAACACCCACAAGCCGGAATACAAGGGCTACGTCTACCACAACTTCGACTGGCTCGTTTATGAGATGCTGCGCCGCACGCTGGCTAACGACAAGCGCATCGTCCTCGACAACCCCGTGGCCAATCAGGTCTATTATCGCATCTTCAACCTGCGGTTCCTGGCGATGCACGGCGACATGCTCGGCGTCAAGGGCGGCGACGGGATCATCGGTGCGATTGGTCCGATCATGCGCGGTGAGTTCAAGACACGCCGGCAATCAGGCGCCGTCGGCCAGGACTACGACTACCTGCTCATCGGCCACTATCACCAGTTCCTTTGGCTGAGAAACACCATTGCGGCGAGCAGCATCAAGGGGTACGACGAGTACGCGAAGAACGTGCTCCGGGCGGCACCAGAGCCGCCCACACAACCCTTGTTCTTCGTGTCGCCGAAGCACGGGATCACCAGCCGGTGGAACATTCACGTCGAGAATCAAGCGGACACAACCGAAAAAAACCCGTGGATTTCCGTTTTTAACCATTAACGCGACTTTATTGTCTTGAAGTGTATCTGACAGTCCCTTATGTCTATTACCATGCGTTAACAAACCATAAGGGTGTCGTTATGTCGGAGCACGACAGCCAGGCTGCGCGGCAGGAGTTCGCGCGGCGGCTTCAGAAGGCAATGATCAACAAAGGCATGAACCAGACGCAGCTCGCGAAAGCCTTGCAACTTCGCGTGCCGGAAGAACGTGTCGAACGAGACACGATATCGCGCTATATCAGGGCGCTGTCGTTTCCTTCAGCCGCGAAGCAGCTGGCGCTCGCGCAGGTGCTCGGGACGACGGTGTATGACCTCGTGCCTTCGGCGGCGCGCAAAGTCGCTGTCGAAGAACCGCGCGATCTGCCGCGAATCAACCTGAAGGACGTGGGCGACGGCAATGTCTGGATCAATGTGAGCCAGGCCGTGCCGATGGAAAAGGCGCTCAAGATACTCGAAATCCTGAAGTGAGGCCGACAGCCCGATCAAACGGGCGGCCGGCTTGACGACAGTGTCGTGAATAGCGTATCTTCGAGCACAGGAAGACGACGAAGGAGCGAAGTTGATGTTTGAGTATGCAATCACCGCCGGCGAAGGAACGCTGATCGATTATGGGTGCAAGCAGATTGGTAGCGACCCTGCCACCGCACCGGCGAGCGAAGACAACGTGTATCTCATCAGGCTCTGCCCCGACGATTGCGAAACAGGGAAGTGACCCCGAGGTGTTCGCGGATAGCGCTCCCGGAGCAGGGAGCGACAAATTCGTGAAAGCACGCAAAGACGTTAAGGATCGGGAATCATGCCAAGACAACAGCGAAAAGTCCCGTGGCTCCACCGCCGCGAGAACGGGGTCTATTATGCAGCATGGTACGACGCCGCCGCGCGCCGGACCCGGCAGTGCTCGCTCCATACGGATGATAGCGAAACGGCGTCAGCTGCGTTCGCTCAGTTCCTCTTGAACGGCAAGACCATCTACAAGCAGGACGAGCCGGATGGCGCGACCGTCGAGGACGTGCTCGACAAATATTTGCGCGAGCACGCTGGCGCCCGCTGCGCCGATTGGAAGCGCCAGGAGACGGCGGCGAAGCACTTGTCGGCGTTCTTCGGCGACACGCTGCTTGCCGACGTGGACGTCGAGAAAAGCCGGGATTACGCCGACGCGCGCAGGGGCGGGGTGATAGGCGGCGGCCGGAAGCGGCGCACGCCAGAAGCCCGCGCAGGCACCGACACGACCATCCGGCGCGAGCTCGGTGTGTTGCTGGCGGCGGCCAACCACGCCCGCAGGAGACGCAGGATCAACGACGCAGGCATGCCGACCGTGGAACTGCCACTGGCCACGACGACCGAGACGCAGTTCCTGACGAAAGAAGAAGTCGTGCGGCTGTTCGATGCCGCCGACGACTACCTGCTTCGGTTCTGCCGAATCGCGTACTTCACGGCCGGCAGGCGCGATAGCGTCGAGAGGCTGTCGCTCGATCAGCTTGATTTCGAGCACGGGCGCATCAACCTGGCGAAACGGAGTGAAGTAAGGACCGTCAAGCGCCGGCCGATCGTCCCCTTGTACGACGACATCAAACCGGATCTGCGCTGGCTGGTGACCCGCGCCGAAGGCACGTCGCTGTTCGCCGGCAAGGATTTCTACCGCCCGTTCACGACGCTGTGCGCTCAGTTGGGCTTCCCTGAAGGCAAGCGCCACCCGCACATCTTGCGGCACAGCCGCGCAACGCACCTGCTCCAAAGAGGCACATCGATCTACGACGTGGCCAAACTGCTAGGGGACACGGTGGCCACGGTCGAGCGCACCTATGGGCATCATTCGAGCGAATTTTTGTCGGCGACGACTGGCGGAATGTAACGCACCACGTAACACCGCAAATCGCGCCGAAACGGGTCTTCGCTACAACGCCCGACATTGTACTAAACCATTGATTTCCAAGAGAAGAAGAATGGTACGCCCTACGGGACTCGAACCCGTGTTACCGCCGTGAAAGGGCGGTGTAGCAGGCGTTCACGACGAATCACGACGGGAAAAGCGCCTGTAAATCAACGGGCGGCGTGAAAATCGTTGCCGCAAAACACCACCGCAATGCTGCGTTACGGCACTTAAAAATACTTAGGCGTTCCGCCGTTCCAGGCCAGCGCCCACGGGCCTTGGGCGTCACGGGCGCAAGGCTGATGCGAGCATGTTTGCGTGTCGTACAATCCGCAAACAGGGCACCTACCCTGCGCGCCGCGCCACTGGAAATACCACGGCGAGAGCGTGTTCGAAGGTTCCGCCCGCCCTTTGGAAACCCAAAACCGAGCGAGCATCTGGGGTCCGCGATCAAGATCCAGCACCTCGGCGTAGTCTTCAAAGGTGTCTGGAATCCGTAAGATGTCATCGACGTTGCAACTTATCAACCAGGACCACATGTCGCATATGTCGCGCGATACGTCGTACAGTCTGACGCGCGGGCAGTCCCATCGAGTCGAATAGCAGGCCGCTCCAGCAAAAGGCTCGATAACAAGATTGTGGCGCGGCGGTCCATAGTGCTTCGCGCCGTTCCATTTCGCTCCGTAGTAGCTGAAGAACGGTCTCACTT